TGCCATGGCGGCGAAGGCGGAGGCGCCTTTCTGATGCTGGATTACAACCACTCGTCCACCGTTGCTGATCGGATCAACGCGCTCATCGACGAAGGTCTGGAGGCGGAAAATGCGGCAAGGCCGTCTCGGTCCTACCTTGGCGGGTCCCGGTTGGGCGTGGCCTGCGAGCGCGCTCTTCAGTTCGAATATGCCGACGCGCCAAAGGACGATGGCCGCGACTTCGACGGCCGGACGCTGCGCATCTTTGCCGCCGGGCACCTGTTCGAAGATTTGGCCATCGGCTGGCTGCGCAAGGCCGGGTTCGAGCTCTACACCACCAAGGGTGGCAGGCCGGACGGCGAGCAGTTCGGTTTCGCCGTCGCGGGCGGCCGCATTCGCGGCCATGTCGATGGCATCATCGCCGCCGGGCCCGAGGGGCTTGGGCTCGAGGTCCCTGCGCTCTGGGAATGCAAGACCATGAACGCCAGGAACTGGCGGGCCTGCGTCAAGGAAGGCATGGCGAAGGCGAAGCCGGTCTACGCCGCTCAGATCGCAGTCTATCAAGCATACATGGAAGCACTGGTCCCTGGCATCGCGACCAATCCGGCGTTGTTCACCGCGATCAACAAGGACACGGCGGAACTCTATCACGAGTTGGTCCCGTTCGACGGTGGTTTGGCGCAGGCCGCCAGCGACAAGGCGGTGCGCATCATCCGCGCGACCGAGGCAGGCGAGTTGCTGCCGCGCATCGCTCGGTCGGCTGACTTCCATGAATGCCGGTTCTGCACCTGGTCAGATCGCTGCTGGAGGCTCGGCGATGGACGATAACGTGATCGCTTTGGAGCGCTGGCGTGACTTCAACGACGCCGCGCCGATGGTGGATGTGTTTGGCGACGAGCCCGATCCAGAACAGATCGCCCAGTTCATGGAGGTGGTCTTCGGCTATTGCGACGGGCTGATCCCGGTGCGCAGTTTCATCGACAAGGGGCAAGGTATCGATGGGCGGCCGCATAACATCTGGCTCGATGCCGGTGAAAACAACACCGACAAGATGGCGACCTTCGCCAACTGGGCGGCACGTGAGGGGGCGGCGGTCTACGTTATTCCCGGCACCGTGGCCGCGCCTGGACAGGCCAAGGCGGCTGATATTCTGCAGATGCAGGCCGTGGTCGTCGATATCGACAACGGCGACATCGCCGCCAAGCGCGCCCATCTCGAGCGTCATCTCGGCCCGCCAACCATGGTGGTGGAAAGCGGCGGCGTCACGGCGGAGGGCCAACGCAAGGCGCATGTTTGGTGGAAACTCAACGAGCCTGCCGAGGGCAGCGACATCGCCCGCGTAACCCGCCTGCGCGGTGACATTGCCGCCAAGGTCGGGGGCGATATGCATTTCCGCTCGGCCCACCAGCCGATCCGCGTCGCAGGCTCGGTCTATTACAAGAATAGCCTGAAGACCCAGGTTCAGATCGTCGAGTTGCACGCCGATCGCGAACGCGATTTCGGGGAATTCATCGAAGCCGTGGCCGACATGCCGCCCGCCCCGGGCATCAATCTCGCGCCGGATTTCACCACGCCGGACAAACCACGTGCCGATGAGGTGCTGGTCACGCCCGTGCGCGAGGGCGGTCAGGATGACTGGTCACGGTTCCAGGGCGCCTCAGCCGCCATCGGGTATTTCATCCGCATGGTGCACGACGGCCGCCTCTCGAAGGATGAGGGCTGGGAAGCGATCTGCGGCTACAACGCGGCTATGCTGCGGCCCCAGTGGCCGGTGGAACGGCTCAAGCGCGAGTCCGAGCGCCTCTGGGCAATCCATGTCGAAAAGCACGGACCTCCCGTTGTCCGGCTCAACAGCGCGGCACCGGCCCCTGACGAAATGCCTGCCTTCACCCTTGGCGCGCTCTTGGATGACACGAGCCCCATGCCCGCCGATATCATCGCGCCTCGTATGCTGACGCCCGGAGGCCTGCTGGTATTGGGCGGTGCGCCCAAGGTCGGCAAGAGTGACCTGCTGATCTCCTGGCTCGTGCACATGGCCGCAGGCCAGCCCTTCCTCGGCTTCACGCCGCCGCGGGCGCTACGGATCTTCTACCTGCAAGCGGAAATCCAGTATCACTATCTGCGTGAGCGTATGCAGCAGATCACTCTGCCGCCCCGCCTCATGGCCGGTGCCCGCGACAATCTGGTGGCGACGCCAAAGCTAAATATGCTGCTCGATACCGAGGGCAGTGTGCGTGTGGCAGGGGCCATCCGGCGCGCCTTCCCGGCCGAGCCCGTGGACATCATTTGCATCGACCCAATCCGGAACCTCTTTGACGGCGGCCCCGAGGGCGGGGGCGAAAACGACAACGCCGCGATGATGTTCTTTCTGAAGGACCGCGTTGAGGTGCTCCGCGATCACATCGACCCCGATTGCGGCATGATCCTGGTCCATCACACCAAGAAGCTCAGCAAGCAGCAGGTCAAGGACGACCCGTTTCTGGCCCTTTCTGGCGCCAGCGCGCTGCGTGGCTTCTACACCTCGGGTCTGATCCTGCACCGGCCTGAGGAAGACAACTCGCAGCGCAGGCTGGAAATCGAGCTGCGCAACGGGCCCGCGCTAGCGGCGAAGATCATCGACAAGGCCAAAGGCGAGTGGCTCGAGATCAACCCGATGAACGAACGGCTGGTCCGTCAGGATGTAGGGGCGAAGCACGATGCCGAGCGTGACCGCAAACGCGATGTGATCCTGACGCTGCTCTTCGACGAAGCGGCCGAAGGCAGACTCTACACCTCGACGCAATTCGGTGCCGCCTTTGAAAACCAGCATGGCCTTGGTAGTCAGTACACCATCCGGGAACGGCTCAATGTCCTGGCGACCAAGGGGCTGGTGAAGTTCTGCAGGGAAATGGCCGAGCATGGCTACGCCGCGACCCGATCCCACTTCGGCTACCTTTGTGTCGAGGGCATGCGGTTTGGTCGCGATCCGGTGATCGATCCTGAGACCGGTGAGGTCCTGGCCGAGGGACAAATGGTCCTGCCGACCCACTTCAAATGCCCCCATTCAGGCCGTGCCAAAGAGGTCGAGAACCCCGCTGTCTGGGTCTATCCGGATGGGGGTGAAGAGTGACTTTGTCATATGACGAAGGCCTTTGTCATCCTCATGCCTTTGTCATGAACCCAATGAAATCAATAACTTGACCTATGACGATGACAAAGGCCTCTGTCATGCCCCTTTGTCATCCAAAACGGGAGAAACAAAAATGAAATCATACACTTATGGCTCTGGTATGAGGAAGAGTGGAACCCCCTATACTAAGTATGAGGGGGGCGGACGCCGTACCGCCCCCTCATACGACGATAGTATCCGCGCGATTGGTCTGCCTGATGCTGTCATGTTGCGCCCCGACAGCCGTCCGCTCCGGGTCGTCAAAAAGATCGAATTCCGCATTGTACCGTTGCCGGGCACCGTGCTGATGCACGAAGGGCAACGCTATGTGGTGACTGGCTCAGACCTACATCGACGCAAGGATGGAAAGGTCGTTCCTATCATCTGCTGGCAAAGCCACTGCGCCGAGTGCGGCCGGCTTTTTGAGTGTTGGAGTGGCCTGCGATCGGGAACGCTGAACCGCCGGTGTCCGATCCATCATGCGCCTGGCAAAGCAGTCACCGCAGTAGGCCGCAAGCGCGCTGCTCCCTACCGACAAAAAAACGGCAGGCGCAAGAAATCCTGAAAACCAATCCGACGACGGCGGCCGGTACCGCCAAGCATCAACCGCCGTCGTCTTCCACCCCAAGCAGCCAACCAGCAAAGGAGACCACCTGTGGCTGATTTGACTCTGACCAGCGTCGACGTCGGCGCAACCCTGAAAATGCCGCCGCCCGAGCGCGGCTGGACAATCCTTGCCCTTGACCTCGGTACTACGACCGGCTGGGCGAGCCTCGTCGGCGGGCTCGTGCATAGTGGCACGGCGACTTTCCGGAGCGGGCGCTACGACGGTGGCGGCATGCGGTATCTGCGTTTCCAGCACTGGCTCGAACAGTTGGCCGAGGACAGCGGCGGACTGAGAGCGATCTACTTCGAGGAGGTCCGCCGCCACATCGGCACCGACGCCGCTCACCTCTACGGCGGCTTTCTGGCGACCCTGACCGCGTGGTGCGAGCGCGAGGGCATCGCGTACCAGGGGGTGCCGGTCGGCACCATCAAACGCTTCGCCACCGGCAAGGGCAACGCCGGCAAGGACGTCGTGCTCGCCGCGATGCGACAGCGCGGGTTCCAGCCCGCCGACGATAACGAAGCGGATGCGATCGCGATCCTGCTCTGGGCGATGGAGACCCGGGGAGGTATGCGATGAGCGGCATTTCCATGCTCCTCGAGGCCGCAGACGTCGTAGGCGAGCGCCGCAAGATTTATGGCGAGCCGGTCATCACGATGGCTGCCGTTGCCAGCCGCTGGTCGATCACGCTCGGCCGTCCAATCACACCGGCGGAGGTGGTGCTCTGTCTCATCGATCTGAAGCTGGCGCGGCTTGGCCACGATCCAGCCCACCGGGACTCGATCCTCGACATTGCTGGCTACGCAGCGGTGCTGCACGAGGTGTCGCGATGAGATGGGCGCCCCGAGGGTATGGCGGCCGGCGCCCGAGCCCGGATCAGGTCAAGCGCGAGGGCTGGCGCGAGCAGCGCGTCTTCGCGGTATCGCTCGACGACGACCGGCTGACCTGGCC